GCACCTATCGCAGAAAGGATTGGCTGCATACCCTATCTTCTCCATCTGTTCCTGCGCTTCCCTGATGTCTAAATCTGTGGCATTACGCATTTTGTTTGCTCCTTAAAAAGTCTTCTGGTTCGGTGTATTTATCCGGTAAATTCCGGGGTGGTGTTTTATTTTTAACATCGCCATCCTTTTGTGCCCAAGATATTATCACCGCGTAATGGGATTTATACTTCACATTTTTTGTAGCAAGGTAGGTAGATAATCGCTCGATTCGCTTTTCAGCATCACCTCCAGGAAACCGCTCTTTCAGCTTTTTTAATTCGTCATCTGTTAAAAAGACGTTGTTAAATTCTCCGTAATTGTTTTTTAGTGGGGTAGGAGTTTTTTCTCCCCCCTTACTACCTATACCTTCTAACTCTTTACTCTTTACTTCTAACTCTTTACCTAAGGGAAGGGCTTCCCCATTGGTGGGGTAGGGCTGGGGTAGGGCTGGGGTAGTATTTGTGTCTGGTAGTGTCTCTGTGTATGCCCATTTGGAGGGGTTTTTAATATCTTGGTGTTCTGAGAAAGATGGGACATACCCAAAGGAGTGGCCTTTCTCAGCAAATTTTATTACATCCTTTGTTTGTTGCAGTAAGTCCAATAAGCCTTCGATTGTTTTATTGGTAATGTCGCTATCATAGGGAAATATCTGCACACGTATCTTAGCCGGGCGCCATTCAAACACACCGCGGTCATCACATAAGTTCCATAAACCTATATAGAGCAGACGAGCATCCCTTTTTATACTGCCGAGATTCTCGTCTAGCCAAAACTGCGGTTTTATCGTTCTAATTCTCGCCATATCTCTCTATCCTCTCAAACTCATAATAAGGTTTCTTGTTTAACTTCCTTTGGAGATTCCGTCTCTAAGTTCATCACGGCTTGGCTACAACGCTTCGCTGCTATTTCCGCATAACGTTCTGAAATCTCAATCCCGATACACTTCCGCCCTAACTTCTTGGCACAGTAAGCCGTTGTGCCACTACCTAGAAAGGGGTCGAGAATTAGGTCATTAGTTTTTGTGCAAGTTTCTATGACTCTTTGTACTGGGGATTGGGGTTTGCTTGAACTATGTTTATTGCCATTATCTTTATAGCAATCTATTTTCCAAACATCAGTAACACCTTGCGGTAGATTAAAAGTATAGCGGAGGTCTTCATACTCACGGCGGAGGTCTTCATACTCACGGCGGAGGTATTCATTTCCGTTGCGGTTTATGTATTCCCGTATAGTTTGATATTGCTCGATAGTCGGAAAGTTTAATCCCGAAAGCCAATTAAATAAACAACCTGTCATACCGCCTGTTTTTGAAGGGAATAATTGGGTTATCTCTTTATTTGTTACACCCGCTCTTTTAATTTCATCAGTTAAATATCTTTCCATCGGATTCACGGCTTGATATTGGTCGCTTAATTGTTCTGTCCCCGTAACATCTTCAAATGTGTAAAACTGCAAGTATTCTGTGGCTCTAGGGAATGTGCGTAATTTATCAGATGTCCGCCCAGCTATTGATTGAATACCCTTATCGAGCGTTATAAATTGGCGATGCTTTAAGCCAGTCCGTGATTCTAATAACATTCCTATTTCACATATTGCCTTGAATTCCATATGGAAATACCATAAAGTACCATTTTCTTTTAACTTCAAACTACAATCTCGGAAAATACTAACTAGCCAGTCTTTATAATCTAAAATCCTATCCCAATCATCGTGTCCAATATTATATGGTGGGTCAGTCAGTACCAAATCAATACTCTTATCAGGTATTAAGGGTAAGACTTCCCTACAGTCAGCGTTATAGATTATCACCGCATCGTCCTGATAATAGGGTTTATCGGGTAAGGTTAGGTTATTCCAAATCATCTCATCACCATCACTAACTGTTCCGGATGCCTAATTACCCTGGTGGCTCTTAGCAGGTCTCGTCTCCGCAGAGCGATTTCGATTAGCCTATCTCTTAAAGACTTGGCATATTCATCAACCTCTTCTTTAGACTGTGCCAGATAGAATCCCTTGTGTGCACCGGTAACATTAGACAGCACCGGCCAGCCTTCCGCTATCAATTCTCTAATAACCTCTCTCAGCTTGCGGTCTGGCACGCCTACCATCTGGCAAAGCTTTTCTGAGGTTACGGCGTTAGCCTTGCCATAACCAAGCCTTTCGATGATTCTGAGTCCGAGTTCAGTTTCCAAAAACTACTTCACTCCTGCCGGTAATTCCAGCCTTAATATCGGGTACTTACACATCACCCATTCCGTTGCAGCGAATCCAGCCTTTGAAAATCCCCCAGCTTCAATTAGTGGTTTTAGGTTATCCTTCAAAAACACTGGAACCCCTACCCTATCACACGCCTCAACTATCTCTTTTATCCAAGATATTTCCGGTTGCTTGCCTTTTCCACCCGACCAGCCACCGATAACTACCCAAGAGATACCAGCAAGTGATAATCCTTCAGGTGTTATATCTATCCGTTCCATTAGTGGTTCAAAGGAAATCCATTTATGATTTACTTCTAATCGTGCGAACTCTTGAGATAATGCCCTTTGATTGTTATTACAGATAGTCATTCCTACCCAAGCATTATCAGGAAACGTTCCCCATTTCTGATAGTTCTGCGGTGCTTTTGTCAGGAAAAAGAATTGATGCTGGGGACAACGGTTGATAATCTCTTTTATGAGAATATCCAAACTCCAATTTCTAACATACTCTAATTTATTTGAAAAGTTAAAATCTTCATTATGTATAATCTGATGTGGGCCAATCCACGAACCCATCAAATCACCAGTGAAGCAAACACCTATTCTAGCGGGCTTTCTGAGTGATAGTGGTTCTAATAGCTTTTCGGGATGCAAGGTTGGCTCGAAGGAACGTCCGAATCTATGAGCCATACTCTTTGCCCAGCATTTCTCACCGACCGGGCAGACACCAGTTTTCCAGTGGTTACATCCGGTATAAAAGCCCCAATGATGGGTTAGGTATTCAATGTTAGATTTCTGCATCATTCCCTCTCCAAGTTACTTATTTACTTTCAACTAAATTGTCGTTAGCACCACGTCTACAATCTGTGTGAGAATATCTGTAGGATGTTTTCCCATTATTTATTCCAACGGCAACTTTTATACGACTAGTATCGTGGCGTTTAATTCTTTTATTACAATCCAAACAAGTCGCAGTTTTAAGTTTTCTCATTCTTATTCCCCCAGTACCGCCAGTAGCTCTTTCCTGCCTTGGCTCTGCGGCGCCCCTTCTGCCAGTGCCTTGACCTCATTAAAAGTGTTAGCCAGCCCCAACTTACTGAATAGAGTTAAGGTGGCTTCTTTTAAGGTCTCGCCGTGTTGTTCTTCCGTGCCGAGAAAGGCAATACAATTCAGGCCGTCAATATGAAAAGTGCTTATCAGGTCTTCAGGTTGAGATTGGCTATCCGGTGTCTGTCTTTTGGGCTTTCGTTCCTTTGGAATAAGGGGAATTTGTTTTGCCTTCCCCTCTTGCTTAAATCTCCCGTCAATCACCAGCCTCTTGAACTTACTGACATCCTGAACTCTTTCGACCTTGCCGGTATCTACGTTCTTCATAAGGGCGACTTTGACCGTTACTGATTCTTCGCCAGCAAACCGATAGGCGTCTTTGCCATCAGTGGTATATAAAATTCCTGCTTCCATTGCTCCTCCTTATTACGTTCCGAATATATCTCGGATTCGTTCTATTAATGTGTGCTCCGGATATTCGCCACCCTGCCCTTTCAATATCTCCGGAGCGTATTCATCGAAAGGGAAGTTGTGCCACAGGTGAAAATGAGACTGACTTCCGGAGTTGTATTTGACCAGATAAACTTCTTTTAATCCCCGTCTCATTCTTCGGTATCTTCCTCTCGCTTTCGATGTCCGCCAGCCTTTCGACCGGCTGACAAATCGGACTGCTTCGATGGAGCGATAGACCGGGTCTTCTTCCTGTAAGAATTCCTGGTATAACTCTCTCTCTCTCTCTCTGAGACCGACCATTCCATAATCTCCATCGCCCTATCGTCTTTATTTTGTTTTACTTTCTTTTACTTTGGTTGCTGGCCGTAAACCCCAATTATCTGTAACCAAGCATCCTTGCGCTGTTTTACATCCGATAAATTGAACATCGATATCTCTTTATCGGCGTCAGTCTTCTGTAACTTGAAATGCTTTAGACAAGCAGTATAGAACTCACCAGGGTTACTGAACTCTAACGTAGTAATGTCCTCTTTATTGCCCGCTACCCCGCTTGACGTGGCACTGGCTGGCTTATCGGTGCCTGTAGTGGTAGTTTCCTTGTCCTCGGTATGTTCATGGCACCACTCGCCGGTATCGCCTATCGGATGGGCATAGGATTTCATTTTGCCCTTCTTAAAGAAGTTAGTATTATGGACTTTACAGAAATGTTCGGCTTGGTTATCAACCTTTCCCTCAGACCTCATGTCATCAGTAATTTCTTCGGCGGGAAGTGGCTGATAGCCTGCCAGTATTGCCACATAAGAATAATTCATCCGGTAAGCCTTACTGGTAGCAAAAGTCTGTGCAGCACTCATACAGGCTTTATGCTTAGCGTCACCCTCTTTCCCCTTACAACAATTCTCAGTGAAGTAACAGGGCATCACAGCGCCGCCGACTATCTGTCCGTCTTTCCATAATTGGACATGAGCTTGATAGCCGATGGTTTCGCTATCCCTGACGATAGGTGTAATACTCTCAGTCTCAGAATGAGTGCGGTTAAAAGCGCCAATCGTTTCCCATGCTTCCACTTGAAGGTATTTCTTGTTTGCGATTTGCTGATAGCACTTTGTTTGCTCAACGATGTTCATTAATAGTTTTGCCTGAGTTGTGGCACTCTCCACAACTTCCGCGGGGGTTAATAATCCAGGTTGCTCTCTCATTGAAACTTCTCTACCTGTTGTCATAATCTCCTCCTTACTTCTTTTCTTCGACAACGATGGCAGGGTATCTTTTTTCAAGTTCAGCTACGAGTTTGTCTGATTCGGCTAGAACCTCATCCATTGTCAGATTCTCGCCGTCACAAGTGCAGTCCCAAGTCTTTTGCCCCTTAACTGAGATTGAAACATTTACCCGATACCGCATAGACGTAGCACCTGCGAGTGTGATTCTTTCTTCCATTTTCTCCTCCTTACTTTTTCGATGTGCTTATTTATGCTCTTGGTTACGGGATCGACTCTCCCGATATCCCTCTTTTGAATACCAATTTCATACTGATGGCGTTCTTCGGATACCGCTTTCATCTGATTAACTAGACTGTCTAAAGATTCAAGAGTTACCATTTCGTTCCTTTTAATGAATCGCTGGCAGTGTCCAGGCCAGCCAGATAACCAGTGCAGCGATTGCCCACACTGCGAATATACCAACGTCAGCTTTGGTTACTTGTTTCATTAGCAGCTCACCTTTCCCGTTGCCGGCCCGACACAGCGCCGATATCTGATAGGACTAGAGCAACATCCTTTTACCATCCACTGGCAATACTGTACTGACTGAATACCCATGTAGTTTATTTGAGTACCAGGGCAGGGACCAGCCGCCCCGGTACTCTTTGGGGGTACTATGTCCTTACCATGTGAGGTAAGGCGTTTTAATAAGGCTTTTAACATTGGCTTACTTCCTTCACCTGCTTAGAGCTTTTCATTAACCCAGCTTTAATCTGCTGGGCGTAGTAGCGGTCGAGGCAGCTGTCGATGTCATCGCACTGGTAAGCTGTTGTATCACCTGAATAACGATTGTAAGTGGGGTATTCGTGAATGTCAGTACCAGTACGACCGCAGACCTCACAGGTATGCTTCCTTGTTTCAGTTACCATCTTTTTAACCCTCCTTCTTTACTGGTTAGCTTGCCTTGCTTGTATTCTCTTTTGTAGTTTGTCGAGTTCACGCTGAATATAGTTTGTAGGGTCTGATTTACCTGTTTCCCATCTCCAGACGGTCATTCTGCTAATACCAATGTGTTTAGCAAATTCCGACTGACTCTCGCCCAGTGCTTCTCTTAACTCTTTTATATTCATAACGATAGTAGTGTAACACTTGTTAAAAGCATTGTCAAGCCTTTTTTAAAGAAATAAAAATATATTTTTTCAGTCTCTCAAATCATCTGGGATGCCCTTAAAATCAAAAACTGACAGACCGCCATAGAGAGATACCACCTACTGGAATTAAACGGCAAGGCGTTAGAAATAAGCCCCTAAAACAGTTTAGCTGGCCGCCCTCTCCGGTTAAAGAGAAGACGGCCATTATCATTTATGGATTAGCTACTATATTGCTGTGCAAAGCGAAATAGTAACATTAGCTTAAAGTGGGTTATCTACTTTCAGTATATACTTTTAGTAGTTAAATATTAACTTTTGCTTTCTATGACATCCAATCGTTTATCATGTGACTCAACCTTTGTTTCCAGTACCCCGATATTCCGCTCGATGGTAGACATGTGGTTATTTTCAGCTTTGCAGTTATTCGCTATTATGGTCAGGGCGGTATCTACCTGTGTGAACTTCTTATCGACGCGGGTGAAGTTTTCAGTTCCCTGTTTTAGGCGCTCATCTGTTTTGCCTTGCCAGTATTTCAAAGCTCCCCATACTCCCGCTAATGTAATAAGAGGCATCACGATGGATAGGATGATTGAGACTTCTTGTAAAGCCATGTTCGAGTCCTCCGAGTCAAGATTTAAGGTGCTTCAAAAATGTTAGGTGATTCTTTTTGTGGTCTGGCCGCTTTCTCTGCGAATATCCGTAGTCCCCAGTAGACATACCAACAACGGAACTTACACATACCGGCTTCTTTGCAGACCTTAACGAGTAGCCGGTCTGCCTTATCACGGTAAAGTCTGTAGTCTAATAATTCAGCACGGCAAAGCTGGTATAACGCATCGTGAACAAGAGAGCCTCTCATAAAGTCTTTAGTATCGATAGCGGGACCCGATGCCCCGTCCCACGCATAGTCTTTAGAAATGACCAGCATGCCATCCGTAGTAAGTGAGACAAATTCCATATTAAGATTGTGGTCTGGGAAAATATCGGTCTGGATAGCATAGTTCTCTAATAACTGATATTTCCACTTATGGAGGCTGCGGTATTTAATCATTACGGCGTATCCTTCTTCTTGCGTTCACTGAAGATAAAGCCGAGAGCAGTACCCAGGGAGCCGGTGAAGAAGCTAATTAAAGAGATAGCCAGTTGCTCATTAGCGAACTTTATTACGGCAAATACGAGAATAACCAATAAAGCTAACCAGCCTGAGATAATAACGATGTTCCGGGTAAAATCCTGTTTCATAGTTACTCCTAGATAAAGATTATTTGCTGGCCGAATATCATAATGAAAGTCATATCTTCGCCATAGACTTCATAAACAGGAGTGTCGCCTGCGGTAAATTCTAAATCATCGCCATAGACTTCACCAGCCATTTATATATACCTCACCGCTAATCTGTAATGGTATGTAGTTCCGTAAACTAGACCCGAAACAGTATGGGCAACTGCACTGGTAGTAAGAAATTCCTCTTCCACTGTTTCATCACCATATTCATCTGTTTCCCCGTATTCAAAGCGAGCATAAACAGGAGTATAATCGCCCATAGAATCTATTACTCCTATTAATTTTGTAGAGGTTGAGGTTAGGTTTACAGCGTTTCCGGTTGTGCAGGACGGAGCAATACATCCCCACATTTCAAAACAGTATGAACTATTAGCACCTTGAAGAGACCAAGATGTACCACTGTCTGCGGACTCATATCTATATCTAACCTTTACGTCAGACCATAAATTCCAAAAGCCTCTATTATGTCCGTTATAAGCATCGCCATCCGGCATCCTCAGAACAATGGCGTATTCAGTGCCACTTACTATAGATAAGGGAGTAGTGAGTGTAAATAGTTTAGTAGTTTCTTGGTCACCCCATACTTCTTCGTCAGAACAATTAACAACGGAGTATGTCAATGCCAATCCAGACGGTTTACCATTTCCATCTGTATGATATATTGATAATGTCATAGATTTACTGCCGCTAAAGTCTTCTGACCAACTGCTTATAAACATATCCAACAAAAGATAGTGGCATATATAAGAACTCTCAGCGACAAATGATGTGGACTTCCAATTAGCACCATAGAAGTCATCGTTGGCGAAATGTGAAGAATGGTAGTCTTTCTTTGATGGAGTACCAGACATTTTTCTCTCCTATGGTAATTGGAATATAAGTATTACAATTAAACCTTTAGTGCCAGTTCCAGCTACATCAACATCTATTCTTAACTCATCGCCGGTCGCCACATCATCGTAATCGGTATTTATTACCGGCTGTGTCGCTGCGGTATAGGATGTTTTCTCGTTAATATCAAGTGTGATTCTCGTTGAAAGCATATCTACGGTATCGGTTAAATTATGAATCTGGACAGTCGGCGTGCCAGATGATGAAACAGTATTAACACACGCATCGGCATCTATGAGAACGTAGCCGTCCAAGTCATCGGGAATAAAGAAATATAATTTACCATCGCCGGTAGTTAAATCAACTGCCGAGGGTAATGCTAATAATTCTACGATTCTAACTATTGAACCTGTGCCTCCGACTATTGAACTGTCCACATAATCCTTAGTAACAGCGTGAGTCCCTAACACCGGTGCCGGTACTATGCACTCTCTATTCACCGTCAGCTTGTCGGTGATGATATTGGTATCGGCCACGCCGTCATTAGTTCCCGTGATATTGTCCATCCGCTTGGATAGTTCGATTAACGACTCCGCTACCTGATTTATTAAGTCCAGTAATATGGTGTTCAATTCCAGCGACAACGACGTAGAGGCATCGGAGACGTATCTAGCGGAAGACTGTATCGCCTCTGCGGTGGCATCTTTAGCGTTGGCTATGGCGTTCCCCGTAGGAATATTGCCTGACCCGCCAAAGGTAATAGTCATATCGAAGCGGTGCTCTTTAGCTATCCCGTCCCACGTCCTGACGAGCTTTTGAATGTTACCCGTCCGAGCTACCCCGCCCTCCCTGGCATCGGTTATCTTGACGTAGTCCCAGACTTCTTGACCGACATTCATTAGCGGCACGGTTACAGTCCCACCCTGAGAATCTACCTGTGCCCTTTGTATGACGGCCTGAGCAATAGCATTACCTTGTGCCATAGTGATAGTAGGGAAGATATACTTCCGCCAGTGTAACCTTGTCGCATAAGAGGCATCGGTAGCTCCGCCAGTACCAATACCTTCATCTATCGCCTCAATCGCTACGGAGTTGGGATTAACTATGGTATTGACATAGGTCTTGGAAAAGAAGGGATGGTCTCCGGAGATAGCATAGGTGTAATCGTAGACCTCGCCGGAAACAGTCGGGTTAATGAAATGTAATTTGCCGTCAGCTTCCCATCTGTAAACTTCCTTCGTCCACCTTATCAGCCAGTCAATCCTTTCTTTGCGGGTGCTGGAATTATCGTAAATGCGGAATGAATCCTTAAAGACAAGGGTATCTATTAAATCATCTTCGGAATCCCACGAGGTAGTGATAGCAGTATAAGGCGTGAAGCCCAACATTGTTTTAGCACAGATGGCATTAATATGGTCCTTCGGTGAATCTACGCTCCCCGGGCTATAAAATGTAACCACAGTATTCTCAGCTACATTACCAGCCAGCACGGGCGTAAAAGCCACCGTTACTCTAGCCCCTGTGTTTTGCCACGTTACGGTTCCATCCGTAACCGTGCCGAGATAGCCACTTACGTAATTACCATCTTCATCGAAGGTAATCCCCGTCCAGTTAGGCTCCACTGTCCCTGTCGTCCCAGCCACAGTGCATTTATAACAACAGCCATCCTCATTCCCTTCGGTCGGGATAACTATATCACCCTCGCCTTTACCTATTTCGGCAGTCCATCTAGTCTTATTATTTATTGTCGCGGTAGTAAGTAATGTATAAACCGTCTCATCACCAGCAACGGTGAATCTCGTTTTTTGGCTAATCTCTGCGGTGGACACAGTGAGATACATAGCCAGCAAATCAATTACATTAGCGCCGGCGGAAGCAGCTCCATCTGCTGCCCACGCTAAGTTAGCCTCGGGGCATCCGACATAACCCAGGTTGTAATTAACATTGGATTGCTCTCCCGCCATCTTGTCCACTACGCTGTCCATAGCGATGTAGCACATTAACCGCCCGGGATAAGAGATGGGCTGCATTGCCACTACTTGAAGCGGAGCGGAAGCCGAATACTCATCACCCGCCGATGTCCTGTATCCCCACGATATAGTCGCCGTATAGCCTCTTAAATCTTTTTCCGTGAAGTAGTTATCGTGGTTATCAAGTAACGCTACGGCCGTATAGGAGTCAGTCTTTTCGGGATGGACTAACTTTAATAATCTGCCCGTGCCTTCATTGTAAAAGGTATAGACAGTTTCCCCGGAAGTAAGCACCAGTTTAGCTAACCCCGGAGCAGTACCCTTTTCCTGTGCGGCTAAAAGTGTGGCTGATAAATCATCTCTCATTAAGACTCCAAATACAGTTGTTTCTTTTTAGCTGCGTGGGAGGCCAGGCTTTCCAGTTCCCGCAGGACTATGGTCAGCTTATCCAATCCTAGCTGTCGATATGCCTGTACCGTGTTACTGCCGATGCTGATAGCGTTCACATTTCCCAGAGACACGTTCAATAAGGACTGGGCTTCCACCCAGTCGCAGAGGGCTTGCTCTAATTCAGGGGTAAGCGTGGAATCGTGCAGAGCTAGAGTTACTACGGCATCGGCTAAACAGGCAGCCTGTAACGGAGGCCAGATACTAACCGTTGCTTCGTTGGTGTCAATGGTTGCTGTGGCATAAACGGCGTATTCGGTGGTATCTCCGGTGATGGTTAATTTGGTATCTTCGTTAATCGTGCCGGTGCCGAGAGACTTAAGGGCAAGAGTAACATCACCCGCAGCACCAGCCGTCTTAACCGCTCCGGCGGTATCGGCAGTCCCTATGGCTTCCTGTAAGATATGTTGCTTGGCTATAAAGACACGGACGCTGGCAGCAGCACTGGGGGCAGAATTGATATTAAGAGTTACGGTATCGCCACGCCTGACGTAATTGCGGTATTGCTTCGGGTTCTGGCTGATTGGATATTCGACATTGTAATACCCTTCCGCACCGGACATCTCTATCATCTTCCACTTGTCGCCGGCCGTCAGGGTTAAATCTCTGGAACTGGCCGCCAGTGTTTTCAAAACGGAAGTCTCATAAGGCACGTATTGAGCTATTTTAATTAGTCCCGACTTGATGATATTTTTTAATACGACAGTTGCGGCGGCGTCCTGTGCCGGATTGCCAAGCTGGATAAGTAACTGATTCAATACTTCTGTATAAGTCATCGCCATATTCTTTTACCTCTTAAAACTCAGATTCTAAATCGGTAGTAGTATCGTTTTCGGCTTCTAATTTGGTTACAGTATCCGTTTCCATCTCAAGGGAAGTGATGGTCTCATTCTCGGCTTCCATACTGGTAATAGCCGTATGCTCGGTGTCTATCTTGCTGTGGAGGGTATGCTCTCTATTGAGGAAAAAGATTAAGCCACGCCGCATTAACGTGGTTATGGTAGCGGTAATAGAAGCTGCTAAAGAGACAGTGGTTGCCCTCGTATAAGCTACGGCACGGCTTAACGTAGTGGATACGCTAAGGTTGGATGTGGTGGTAATAGTCCAGCCCCTTGTCTTGGTTACGGCGGCGGATATAGCAAGATTTACCGTTGTGCTGATAGTCCTGCCCCATCCTTTAAGAACGCTGGCGGAGGCGGTAATACCTGCGGTGGTGGCTCTGGCATAGGCAAGTGCACGGCTGAGAGAAGTTGAAATACTCAGATTTGAGGTAGTGGCTATTGTTCTATTGCGTAGCCGTGTGATGGATGTTGATACTACCAGACTGGCGGTAGTGGTTATGGCACGTCCCCACGATTTAACAACACTGGCAGAAGCCGATAAATTGCTGGTAGATGAACGGGTATAGGCTAAAGCCCTTGAGATAACAGGATTAGCCGTCAGCCCCGACGTTATCGTTCTGGCAAAGGCGAGGGACTTGCTCACTGATGTTGAAATGACAAGCCCAGCCGTAGTTGTGATTAACCATCCCTTTGCATAATTTACAATAGCTGAGGCTGTTAGGTTTGAAGTAATAGTTTTAGTTATGGCTATTGCCCTATCTACTATTAAGGAAACCGCCAGATTTACCGTAGCGTCCCTTGTGAAAGCAACGGTTCTACTCAGGGAAGCAGCAGCAGTTAAACCAACCGTGAAGTCTATAGGATAATTCTCGTTTGCCGTATCGAGAAGTATTCCATCTGCGGTTTCAAGCAGCAGTTTATCGGTATCTTCTTTTAAGAGATAATCAGCCATTTATTACCCCTTGACAAACTATGCACTATGGTATATAGTATCTGGTATGAAAATCGTTAAACGGTATATTCACAAGTGCTTGCGCTGCGGTCGGGAATTTGAAAGTAAAAGCACTGAGCCTAAACGGTGCGGTAAGTGTAAATCACCTTATTGGAATAAGGCACGTAAATGAATAGTATTAAACTCTCAGACCTAACTTCAGGCCGTAATAACAACCTTGATGCGATAAGATTGTTTGCGGCTTTGATGGTGGTGTTCGGACATTGTTTCAGAGTACCGCCGAATGTGTTTATTACCAGTGGCACAATCGGGGAATTTGGTGTTTTAATATTCTTCTTTATCAGTGGTTTCTTAATTACTCAGAGTTACGAAAATATAAACAATCCGGTTAGGTTTTTATGGGCAAGGTTTTTACGCATCTTTCCGGCATTGATAATCGTTGTGCTTGTGTCTGTGTTCATTCTCGGTGCGGTGATGACCACTCTACCCTTAAAGGAATATTTCACTAACAGTCAGACTTACTCTTATTTATCGTATATCAACCTGTACGATATGAAGTTATACCTTCCGGGTGTGTTCGATGGAGGGATAGTTAATTCTCCGTTATGGACCTTACGTTATGAATTTACTTGTTACTTTATTATCCTGATATTGGGAATGTCCCGGCTATTAAAAAGGAAGTACATCGTATTAGGCTTAGTTGCTTCCGTTATCGCCGTTACATTCTTTTCGTTAGGTGATTCAACAAATGTCCTCAATATCCACTTTTACACGATGGCTAGGTTCTTCGCTTACTTTGGAATCGGAGTGGTTGCTTATCTATTCCGCCGATATATTCCATTGAGAATAGACTTATTGTTAATCACCGCAGTGGCAATTATCGTACCTTCGTTTTGGGGTGGTATTCCTATTGCGTTATTCTCGATACCGCTTGGCTATTTGATTCTCTTTATTGGGTATTCGCCCCGTGTTAATTTACGCTCTTTGACTAAATACGGCGATTACTCTTATGGGATTTATATTTTGCACTGGCCAGTTCAAAGAGTTTTAACTAACGCTACGCCAGACATAAACCCATTCTTATTATTTGCATTGTCCGGTGTTATCACTTACGCATTAGCCGGATTATCCTGGCACTTGATTGAGAAACGGGCGCTGATGTTAAAGAATAGGAAAATTAGAATTAGTACTGTGCAAGTCTTATTCGCCCCAACCAAATAGCCTTCGCTGAAGTATCAGTTGTTTTTATTGACATCGACATTCCGTAGAATTGGTCAGTAGGTAAATTTTCCGTGTGAGTTACCACCAAAGAGTTGTTTATGTAATATTTAACATTCACCCCCGTGGAGAACTCCACCCTCAATGACATTCGTTCATTATCCCCATCCGCCAGGTTAATAGTGGTATCAGTAGCTTTCTCCGTACTACCATCAGCATTTGAAGCATATATATCAGTTCCATTTATGTAGAAGCCAAAGTGATTAGCAGTCAATGACGGGGGAATACTTGTAAAATCAGAACAAATAAATAGGCTTATTTGTTCATTTGATGGCGCCCCTTCGTGGTAGGATATTTGCCATTCAACGATAAATGTTTTACCAGCCCAATATACTCTAGGCCAACCATCGCCTGTCCGTAATCCAGAAACGGCATTAAGAGAAGCCGCTGTAACTACTCTTATATTCGGGGTTTTAAGTGTAACTGTTCCTGATGTAGTCCAACCATCGATAGAGTTCCAGTGGATATAATCTTGCCATAAACTGAACATAGGGTTTGCCCAATTACCATCACCATCAAGAAAGTTATAGGAGTTATTATCCAGCTTCGGCAATAGCCCGTGTGCTGAAGTAGTGGCGTTCAGGTCGTTGTTGTTATCAGGAGCAGCCAGGTCATCTATCTTGGTGGCCTTCCCAAGATTCGCTGTGGTGATTTTCTTGGTAGCACCGGCATCAGTATCAACAATAGGCAATACATCATCACTGGCGGGTGCGGTTAATTCAGTTAGCTCACTAATTTTTTGGTCAGCCATACTTTTAACTCCCTTATGCCGCCTGGTCTAAGACAATCGCTCCGTCAATGGTCAGGGTGTCGCCGTTTTCCATTGCCAGCACCGCATTAAAGCAGCACTCCACAAACGACACATCGCCGTCATCATTACAGGCGTGAATACCGGCTACGTTCTTAGTAGCCGTAGCGGTGAAGACGTGGTCAAAGGTGATGGTGTCCCCTGTGGTATTGGTTGTGTCCTGTGCCACTGTTGTAATCGCCGCAATATCTAACCCGCTATCAACGTGATGGGTAGCGGTATCGGCTGGGTCGGCAAAGGTTGAAGCGGCTGCTGCCGTGCAGGGCGTAGCCATATTGAGAGCTACGATTTTAGTTAGCGCGGTCGCTGCCGGTGTGGTGTCCGACATTAAGATTATGAACTCTGCTATTCCCGTGTTTGTGATTACTTGCGTCTGTGCCATTGTTATTTACCTCCTGATTTATATATGTTGCTGAAAAGGAAAGGGTCAGCGTTGTATTTCCGGCATACCGGACATTTGAGCTTGATGTTTGCGTGGATTGCCTGATAAAGGTTTTCAGGTGCAGGCTCTCCGGTGCGGTATCGTTCCAGTATCTTCTTATGCCTGTTGTGCTCGGCGTAGTAAACCCTTCTACGATGATAAGAAGCTAAGAGAGCCACGAACAGGCAGTCATAAAGGAACTGGAATAAGCACCTGAAGGAGAGACATTGAGGCAAGTCCGGCGGTTGAATACTGACTACTGTGCTGATTAAGTTGCCGTCTCCGTCTCTGTGTGCAGCGTGATAAAAGACTTTTAAACCGCTCCTTGCAACTGTTGAAGGCATTAGTTATCCATCTCCGCCGTTAAGGTAATAGTTAAAAGGGTATCATCCCCTGGGTCGGCAGCGTCAGTGATAACTATAACGCCGTAAAGAACAGGTGCATCGAAGGCTAAGGGTAAATTGCCTGTAGTCAGGGCAGGTGTAGCCACTGAATAAGAACCGCCACCGCCTAAATCTGACATGGCCGGGAAGACTATCGTACCCACAAAGTACGGTACATCGGCTGCGGCAGGTGCGTCATTGGCTGCGTTATCATCCAATTCACAGGTCGGGGGTGATGTAAACAGGAATAAGGTTGCCCCGAAAGTCATGGCTGTAGTTGGATGATGTAGAATAGCTTTGGTTATCTTACCCGTGCCACCAAAATCAAAGTCCCAATCTGTGCCGGCTGAGGCAGTATCCGATTCGGACATTACATCTTCATCAGAATAACCACCTTCACATTCCAGAATTTTAGTAGCTACGATGGTTTTGGTATGTTCTGTACCCTGAGGCTTTAATTCAAGATAAGTGCCATTGAGTTTTACTTCCGCCAGATAGGACGATTCAAAAGTACCTGACGCTTCCCATCCCCAGTCAAAGGAAATACGGTAGATAGTCCAGTCCTTAAAGAGAGCATCTTGCTGGAATTGATACCAGGAATATTGCGTCCCCGCAGTTAGTCCGGTTCCGGTTGTGTTCTCTCCGTAAAAGAACATCCCTGCAGTAGTCTTACTGAACTCGTGAGCGTTCCATCCGGCTGCTTTCTCAAGGTCAGCGTGACCGCCTAGTTGAGATACTTCCGCTCTCTTGTCGAAGTCGTCCGGGTCGTGTATCCAGATTACGATACCAAGACCCATCGTCTCTGTAGCTGTTTGATACCAAGACCATAAAGCGGTATTGAATTCGGTTAGCGGTAAATCATTTACAGGAATATAACAGGCAGCCCAATCATCACCTGATTGCACACCACCGTACAAATCAGCTACCCATCCCGTTCCTTTCTGGTGAGTACCTAAAACCTGCGAGCCTTTCGCCCAGTGTGCCTTACCGCTACCACCGCTCATTAAAACAGGAGCACCAAAAAGCCAGTCTTTTTGTGTCTTTACAATCGGTCTGCCTTTTTCATCAGTTGTACTATAAGGTGTATAACTCATTGTATTACCTCACTTTAAATGTCTTTGACTAATTCGTCTTTTTTCGCAAAAGGGTCAAGTATTGTGGAACGTGTCCAGCCAAAGGAAAACGAAACCGGTGTGTATTGCCTCTCTGCCATCTCTCCGCACTCAGGACACTTGCAATCTGCTCTGAGTTCGACAGGACGGCGGGCTTCAAATACCCGTCCGCATTTTCTACAGGAATATTGGTATAGTGGCATTTACACTGGCACCTTTCCCATAACTTCATCGGGGAATTTACCGCCTACGGTGTTTCCCCTGTTGCCGAGGTATTCCGCCTCTGTCTTGATGGTATCCATAATGGTACTCCCTGAACCATCCGGGGGAATGATAGCCGTAAAAAGATGCTCCCCATTGGAAGTTACGATAACGGACTTCATCTCTTTGATTTGTTCCGGCTTTAGTTTCTTGAACTCACTGATTGTTATTTCCGGTACTAAACTCATTTGCCCTCCATAAAACTTGAGGGGAGGTAGTTAGCCTCCCCTCTTATTACTTAAACTTTGAATCCTCGTAGATAAAGCCCCAGTACTTGAACATCTGCGGTGATTCCATCCGGGTCCAACTTAACAGAAAAACAGGCGTTAGGAGCAATTAAACCCGCATCGAATGCTGCCGTGATTGTCTGGTACTGAATTATGTTGTCCGCATCGGCCACATCGAAGTCGTCAGCAGTTATGGCCGTTCCGGTATCCTGATTATTGGCTGCCCCGTCATAAGCTCTGACAATCGTTACGTCAGTATCGTAAGCTGAAGCATTGATTGAATTGTAAACAACCTTTGCCACATCTACACTTATTAAACCTGACGGGAAACGCCCAACAATCCCGACTACCTCAGTAGCAGCATCAACTTGCGGGCCGTACCAGCCGGTGTCTTCTGTGCCAATACCGGCTTCGCCTGTTGAATCGAAGCCACCATTGGCCGGGATAAACATCTCCCACTCTACAGGCTCTTTAAGGTCTATCATGCAGCGGGTAGTATCAAGAGACCGTCCTACTACCTGAATTAAATCGCCATCGGTAGCCGGACGGGTTTCAGTAATACCCCCCGCCGTTCCTGATAGATATTGAGCGGTATTAGCGGTATAAGGTGCATCCTCATCAAAGAACACGCACTTCTTGCAGGCCTTGATAGTGGAGTTGCTTTTACCGCCCTGTAGAGCTATGTATTGAGCGTAGATATTAGTCGCAGCATCAGCGTCAGCCAATACCCACCCGGAGGAATAACCGAGTAGGTCGCCCGGGCTAACATCAAGAGTAGACAGGGTTTTAAGTGTTAGTTCGGTAACCCTTTCTGGATAAAGAATTTTTGTAGGGTAGCTCATTGTCTACCTCCTTTACGCTACGGCTATTGTACTGACGTTGACGTTGGTATTGAGAGCATCTTTATAAGGCATTACTCTCAACATTAAGTCCCACTTCAGGGCTGCCACGTCAGCATCGGTATTCTGCGTTACTGTTAAGAATGAGTCCGTAGATGTGCCCTTTGCCTTCCAGATATTTCTACCCTGTGTGCAGGCTAGGGCATTGGGGCCAAGAACTGCGAAAACACCGACCGCTGTGTTTACCATTGAATCGCAGATACATTCGCTGGTATCAGAAGCGTCCGTCCCGATTTTATCATCCGCAAGACCGACGTCAATATCACCGTCTTGAGCGTCAAGCGTAGTGATAATGATAAGTGCCTCAAGGATAATTAAATCCTCGTAGAAGGGATTCTCGCAGTAGTAGAGAAGGGAAGCAGCATCGCAGTCGGAAGCAGCACCAAGCCCGGGAAATCTCATCCAGAAATCACGGGCTGCACCCGCCTGGTCGAATTGCTTTTGAAAATCAGCAACCATTGCTAGAGCAGTTGGATTTGCCATTTTATTATTACCTCACTTTTATTAAACGTTGTATTTACTAGGTTAAGGCAGCGCCGAACAGTCCGGCTAAAGCCCTCTTACTGCGCAGGCTCAGACCGGCATAGAACTTAATCCGGGTTCTCTTGGCATCTTTGGTCTCCAGTTTGTCAAATGGCTCAATCTGAATCATGCCTTCGCCATTGATACCAGTGAGACCATCTTCACCCAAACGAGCAGCGAAAATCGGGAAGATGTCGTTGCTAGCAGCATAAGCAGTAGTCGGAGTGTAGGAAGCCGGAGCAAAGACCAGACTGGAGGGGTCAGTAAAGTTGGTCGGCACCCAATCATCACGTATGATGGTAATACCGCCAAAACGGGTTACAGGGAAACCGAGCTGGTCGTTGTCATGCTGCAGGTTGTTACCGGCTGCTCTGGCCAATGAACTAATCTTTTGAATACCCATCCAGTTCATAATGAAGTGGGTTGGAGATGGTTTTACCGCAGCAATCAGGTGGTCGACCATATCTAGCGTTAAGACAGCCGAGGCACCGGACGCAGCTACTAATACCTGAGTGTTGTTTCCAGTCCCAGGCAAGTAGTAAAGCGACCCGTCCAGGTCGGTAGCACCGGTATTAGTCGAAGCAGTCTCGCACTCGCAAAGCAAGCGAATGAGACCTTTAAAGTTTTTGGCTGCACTGTATTTTGCTACGGCAGTAGTTTGTCCGAGTATCGCCAGTTCCTCAAACCAGTCGGCTACGGCCTTTGATTTGAGTTCGATGACCGAAGCCATAACATCTTCCCCGGCTGCCAGATTACCGAACTTATCCACATCGGCATCACCACCGAGAATGGATAACGGATGGTCGCGGTATTCCCAGGTTGGGGGTGCTTCTTGCCACGTTTCACCTACCTCATAGGTATCGGCACCACCAGAAGACAGTTCCATTTTGACCCGGGTTATATTGTTATTCTGAAGTTGTGAAAAGGGCAGCATCCGCAACATTTCGGATACTGTTATCAAGGTTTTAGCGATGGCGGCTCTTACCTCGGCATCGTTACCAAGATATCGATATTGTGCTAAAGTAGTAGACATTTATTTTTTACCTCACTGTTTTATTTCTTTTTCTTGAGCCCAGCCTTTATCATGTCGATAGCGCTGGGTGCATCTTTGCCAAACTTCACGGAAGAAAAATCAATATTCCCTCCGCTGCCCAAGCCGGAGTCGGGAGCATTAGTCTCTTTCTCAGCAGATTTTGCAGGTTCGGCTGCTTTTACCTTCCAGCCGATACGCTTGGCTAACTTCTCAAGTGCGTCCTTAGTGGTAATATTCAGTTCGTCCGCAGCTTCCAGGAGTGCGTCAGGGTCGCCGTTTTCGTATAGGTCTGATACAGTTACTACCTGCTCTTTGAACTCACTACGCAATACCCTCTTTTCCCTCTCGCCCCATTCAAGCTCTTTAGCCTGTAATTCCTTTTCCCTTCGGGCCAGCTCTTTACGTTTAGCTGTAACCTTGGCCCCGTCGGGATTCTTCTCGGCTAAGGCTTCTATTTCGGTTTCGAGGTCGGTAATCTTGTTTTGCAATGGTTCAAGTTCTGAGACTTTTGTCTTGAAGGTGTCCCGCTCCATGACGACAGGGTCAATCTTTTCTTTCTTAATCCGGTCGCCGTATTGAGCAATGGCATCCTCGACTAGCTTTTTGTGCTCCGATTCGGTATAGGTCTTGGGTTTGGGTTGTGAATTACTCTCTTTCCCTTCTTGCGAATTCTGCCCTTTAGGAGTAGAGTCCGCACTCTGGTTCTTGATTTCGTCCAATTTAATCCTCCGTTAAATGAGAAGACTGCACGTTAATATTCCGTGCAGTCTGGGGAACGCTTATTAAATTTAGTTACTCTGGCTTCCAGCCGTGTTCCTTCGCATTAAGTAATTTCATAGCAGATAAGGCGTTCTCGTGTGATTTGCAGTGTTGCTTGATTTTCCACTTGCCGTCTTTCTTGTGGTAAAGGTCTGGACCCAACACTTTATAAGGCATCTTAATCTCCGCTTGACAGGGTGTGGTAGAATGAGAATATGAAAAAGATTTTTAATACAATAAAACGCATCATCATTCCGGGTTCAGTCTTTGTTCCCAGCGATTACGATACGGATTATGAAATGGAAAGAGAAAGTAAATCAGTCAGAATTGGCAATCCAATTAAACGCTTTTTTGTCATTCACCGTGTTGATGCTGCTGGTAAGTATGCCGGGGTTCCCCGTCCTCAGTATATTAAAACTATTATCACGTGGTTAATTATTATTGCGATAATCGTCTTTGCCTGTATGATTGTTACCAGCCCCGAAACGACAGGATGGTATGGCTCTCACTTCGGGCAATAAGTTATTGCAACGCATCCAGCTTATCCTGTATTTCCTGAGCCTTTTTCTTGAAATCCTCTAAGCTATCACTAGATTCTTCTGCTGGCTCTTCGCTAGTTTCTTCCGTCTGAGTGGTTTCCTCCCCCTCTGTTTCAGCGGCGGGTTTATATCCTTTCGCTAAGACCAACCAGGCGTCAAGTTCGGGATGCTCGATGCGGTATTTCATTCGTTCATCGCCCACTGGCAACTTCTCATATTCCTGATATAATCCCCAGACTTCTTTTGTCGGTATTTTTGAGAAGTCCTTTTCCTGCCAGCCATAATATTCAGTAGCCACTTTCAGGAAATCAGTATGCTCCATTAAATACCATTCTTGGTCATATCCAGCTTTCGGTAATGCTTTGTATTCAGCGTCAATATCCAGCCATTTTTCTTTCCATTCAACGGAAAGCCTTAGCTTGTCAGTGTCATCGTCTATCGGCTTCCACCCTAGATTAGCTTGCCCCCATTCGTCCCATTCGGGGTTATCTAACCGGTAGAGTTTGGCCTCGGCACTACCGGCGCTGAAGTCAGTCACCAGTTTATTGTATTCAAAGTAACTTGGTGCCAGATTGCGAGGCGGTAAGCCGGTTATTTCAAACGGAATCCCTAAGTCAGATGCCATTTTTTCTGCTAACTCGTAGGCTTCCATACTCTGTACTTTCCCGCCATAACCCCAGACTGCAAGGATAGCGTCTACTTCCGGATTATTGAGACGGTATTCAGCACGCCAGTCTTTAGCCAAGTCGGTGTTATCACGCAGAAAAGCTGCCCTATCCTCTCCGGTAAGAGTCTGTAATTGCTTCCACCTGTCGAGATATTCGGCGGGTACTTCCGCTTCATCCATTATTTCAGCAATAGGCTTATACGGCAAATCCCAGTATTCCTCGTTTAACTTCTGGCTATCCTTCCCCTTCTGGATAATAACCGGATTCAAGCCCTTTAATTCCTTTGAGGTGTTGAGGTATTCCTGAATACGGTCATACATAGGTCTACCCCATTTGGTGATAAACTCGTCTATCCGTTCGTCTCTTTCATCCCAATCAAAATCACCATTTGGGAGAGTTAAATCATCGGCATAAAGTATTTTACTTTCGTATTCGGCTAATGCCTCATCGTCACGGAATCCATATTTAGTACCGTCCACATCCTTTGCGTCAAACAAAGCGTATATATCAGCATAGGCGGGGTCTTCCTGCATTGAATCAAGAATAGCACCGTAATTCTGTCCGGCTTCCCCGACCTTTTCACGGAAAGTAGCCATATCTATTTCGCCAGCCCGTACCTGTTTAACCAATTCATCAAGGCGGGCATAGTAGTTGGTTCGTTCCGTCTCTATCTTTTCTTGATACCGCTTCCAGAGGTCGGAGTTCCTTAACTGGCTGTCTTCCTGTGCTGTCTCGTATAGCTTATCCAAGTCTTCATACTTGGTTAATAGATTCAATTTCTGTAGCTCGTTTAGTTGCTTCCAGCTTAATGTGCCATTACGCCACGCCTCTAGTTGCTTTTCGTCTAATTCGCTTTCCGGTATTCGCTGTATATATTCTTTTGCCTTATCGTAAAAGATATTCCACGCGCTGTCAGGGAAAGACCGTAAACCGAATATTTCTGCGATAGGAAGGGCAACCTTCGCTATGCCCTCCGGTATCTCATTGTCTCTGGCATAGCCAGGTATCATCCAGTTCAAGCCCTGCTCCATCCAGATAGGCTCGAACTTGGACATAATAAACTTCATATAATCTTCCGGCGTCTCAATCGGATAACCCAAGAAATCTTTTTGGTTAATCAACTCTCTGATAGTGCCCGTAAGCGGTGACGCCCTGGAGAACCACCAGTAAATAAAGGGATTGTCTAATAAATCCTCGCCGCCACCTTTTAGTAATGTTACGAGGTCAAGGTGGTCTGATTCCTTTAATCTTTCTACCGCAGCCCCGATATTAGAAGCTAACCTAAGTAGTCCATACCAGAAGCCACCGAAGCCGAATTTCAATGGTCATAAAGTTAGCCGACATCTTCCAGCTAACATCCCCGGTTATCGGGTCTTCCACTACCCCAAAGCCCTCTAATACGTCATTCCACGCCTGCTCGGAATCCTTCCCACTGGCAATAGATAAGGCATACTGAACACCGACATAGTAAGCGGCACCACCGGCCATCATCCCGCCTATCGCTTTGCGAGCCTCTGCACCAACCATGCCACCTCTGAATATATCGGATAATATACTGAGGCAGGCACGGGTATAATTGGGTGCAAACCAGACAAAAGACGATTCCAATTGCCGAGCCGTCAACGGAACGCCGACAGCCTTAGAATTATAAAGTCCGGTTAGAGTATCAAGAAAAGTAGCTAATTGATATTCCTCTCCCCTTTTAATGGCACCCTTCTCCATAATCTTAAAGAACTCATCCCTTACCATCTCACCGCCAGCAAAGAATGACATCTCGGCACGTTTGTATAATTTGAAGGGGTCTTTTTCTGTGACTTTAGTGAATAACCCAGCTATACCGCCAGTCTTAGCCTCTAAGCTAATCCAGTCTACCGCTCTTGCCGAACCGCCGAACATCGAAGTCCGTCTTAAAATAGTATCCTGATTCTTAGCGATATACTTTGCTATCAACTGCGGGTCGAAGAATGAGCCGATAGAATAAGCGAAGGCTTTGTACCACGCACCCATTAATTTGACGCCGACCGCCGGATTAGTTAGCATATAAGCGTGAGCCAATCCCCAGGACGGCAAGCCCTGAATTGCCATACCCGAAAAGTCCATTGAGGCTATAGCAATTCTCATAATACCGCTTATATCGGAAGTTACTTTAAAGCCGGGTAACCCGTTTTGGTGTCCGAGGAACTGATTAAAATTGTCGATAAATTCCTGACTGTAAATCTTACCACCGGCGAAGGGTTGCATTATGTACCCTTCCTGTAAACTTGGCTTACCAGCTATCTCCATCGCTTCAGCTTTAGCGACTCTAGCCTGCCAGTAGGGAGCTTTGCGGGATTCCACTATCTGTTTTATTTGGTCGCCTAATTCGGATAGTGCTTTTAATCGTTGCCCTTCTGTTGTTAAAACAGGCTCGGATATTCCTTTGGGATAGCCAAACTCATCAACTTGTTTAGGAAATTCAGAATCAAGTTTAGCTTTATTGATAATTTGCTGTGTTCTCTCACCTTCCGTAACTGGCAGAGTTGGAGGTCTGTTTAAATCTCTTAATCTTGCTCCAATTTCAGGGAAGTCTTTCTCAATGGACTTCAGGGTTTGCTCGGTTAAGCGTTCGCCACGAAAAGCCCGCCTGATAGCACCTTGCGTAAAAGCCGCCTTCTTTAGTTGTGAGGCGGTTAATTCGGCTTTCTCAGCCACGCCCGGGAACATCTTGGCAAGTCTCTCTTTGGCGGTAGAACCGAACCCGAACTTAGCCACGTAGTCTTCAAATCTCTTACTGGCCACTTTAGAATAGACCTGCTGGATGTAAGAGGATACGGAAGCCTCGATATTCGGGTTGTAGTGCGCCTTTAATTCGGGATGTTCGGCAAAATACTGTATACCATCAAACATCGTATCGAACTTACGAGCCTTTTCAAACGCCTGCTTCGCTCCAATACTACGTCTAGTTATAGGTGTTTCCTTGCCACCCTGTTCAACTATACGGTGAATCCAGTCGCCTACCGTCTCATTAACGGTAATCCCCTCTTTCTTTAGAAGCTCGGTAGCCCACTTGTTTACTTCTTGAACCCTGGCAATATAGGTCGCCTGTTTAGCCGATAGGTTATACATTTCAGAATGAGTAAAGACGTGCTCCAGTGTACCGGATTCTCTCAAACCAACAAACTCAGGTTTTAACTTCTTTAGCATTGATTGAGACATAGCCTCATTATTGAATCCGAATAAACGGGTAGGATTCTGCTCTATAGCCCGTAATTCTGAAAGTTTAATATTAGCTGCGTTTGTCCCCCGCCTGGTAATCTCATTATAGGCAACTGCTCCGCGTCCCACTACATTCTCTATTTCTTTAGTCGCTAACGAAATAGTCGAGCGATAGCCTAAAGTATTCCATATACCCTTCTTAACAGCAGGAATCTTAGAAGCTATCTGTAGAAGTTTCTTTTGCCAGTTATCTACTAAAACACCTTTCAGAATGTCATCTGTCGCTGGAATTAAAGCAGCATCTTCAAGCAGCTTAGATTTAGCAATAACATCATCGGCAAGTTTAGCACCAAGTTTGATGCCTGCTTGCTCTAACTTACCCGCAACGAGTTTAACAGGAGCAGCTATTGCACCAGCTACTTCACCTTCTATAGCCTGCACACCGGAGGCGGTATATTTTAATGCCTTGCCAATAATAGGAATTTTGGTGGTTACTTTAGCAGCTAATCCGAATAACCCACCAACAGGCACTAAATAAACCGGATTGGAAAACTCCGCAATATTCACAGGGATTCTCACATAAAGCGGTAATCCGGCTCGGTATTTGTCTATAACTTCTCTATATTCATCAGTGAATACAGACCACATTCCGTATTTAGTATCGAGGGCATGTATTGCATTGACAAATTCTCTGTCGTAGTCAGCGGCGCCCGGTAGTCCTACTACATTGGCTTCGCCAATTTGAGTATAAGCACGGATTATTTCAATGCCACCCATCCAGACAGTGTTGACATATTTATCTAGTGTTTCACCAACAACACCCAATAGGCTTTTGCCTAAATTAGCTAATTCCATGCCGGATTCTTGTTTATTAAATAATTCACTTACATATAAATTCCAAGCCTGCCCTAATTGATTCGTTGCTTGTTGCATTGCTGTTGGTTGTATTGCAAAAAAATCCCTAATATCATCCTCAACTAAATCGGGATAGATAGCTTTTAATCTGGCCTCTGTATCTTCATTCCAACCGATAGCCCTTAATTCAGATACCCACTCTTCAGCGTCGAACAAATAATCTATCTCATCATCGGTAGCATCGAAAGCCAGCTTTAGTAACTTCTCGGTCTGCTCATTACGCCCTATCTCTCGTATCTGATTAACAAATTCGTCCGGTGCCGTTATCGCTAACTGAATCGCCTCGTCTACTTCCGCCTGAGAAAACACATTCCCGAAAGACGACAGTATATTCTCGTATTCGCTAATCGTTTCTTGTAACTTGGCACCTGTTTCCTGGTCGAACATTCCCTGACTGATTGCATTTGAACCAGTCCAGACGGTTGGTGGTGGAGCGTTCCAGTCCGCCCCAAAGTAATTAGTGGCTTCGTCTCCGGTAAGCAGTCCGGAGTCTATTAAACCCTGTACGTTATAGGTTTGTGTATCAGGATTATAGAATTCTGATTGCTCTAGCTGCGTTTTCTTCGCCTGCTGTGCATTATAAGTAGCCTCCAACTCTTTCAACTGGTCGGCCGTGTATTTAGTTCCTTCCGGGGAAATATACTCACCCGCTCCCGTTATCTCCCACTGGTCGGGTGTGACATAACTAACATCAAACCCCGTATCAGTAGGCAATAGCTTCAGGAAATAGTTTTCGTCAGGCAACTCAATCTCGTACTGCTCCATTGCCTGCTCGGATGTCAGGACTTGCGGGCCGGCAGCATAACGCCCAGCCACCCCAACCTTAGCCGCTACTTCCTGCAACTTCGTATTAAATTCACTTAATAAACTGCTTACTGTCGGCATTTATTTAACAAACCTTACCCCAATTTGTTCTAATATCTGGAATAAACCATTTGAAAGTTGAGAGTTTTCGTCCTCTGATAATTTCCAGTTACAGTAAATACCGTCTACCGCATGAACAATTTCGTGGATAAACGACTCGCTAAAATGTTGTTCATCAAGAGTATTATCTATCCTTATACGTTTTAATGTATCGGAAAATTCCGCACGATTTGAAGCAGCCCTTAATTCAAGATTATGTCTAACACTGGTTTCGATGGAATAATCGAACCCACCAATTTTAATAACTTGAGGTAACTTAATTTCAATCATTTATTATCCCGCCTGTAGATTTTGACCTGCTTGCGGTGGAACTCCTGGTGAGGTTTGGGACTTACGCCCGAAGATGTTACCCGGTATCTTTTTGACCATACCCAACACGCCGGACAAGTTCGGCTTCTCTACTGTCTTGTCTTTGCCCGGCTGTTTTAGATTCATTGCTTCCTGTATCTTGGAATTTATGTCGTCATGAGTCCATTTTACACTACCCAACGTTAGCCTCCTGCGGTTGCCCCGCCATCTTACCGGCACCCAGCAATGGCACTAATGACGAGCCGGTTATCTTTTGTCCCCCCTGATTATTTCCCGGCTGCATATTTTCCGGTACCGGCTGGGGGTTATACCTTTGCTTTAGAATGTTTACCGCAGTATCGGTCAGCAACATCGACTCAATCAGCTTAGCGTTCTTTTCGTCCGCATCTAAGTCCTGAGCCTCATCGACTAGAGCGTGTGCCCTTCTGACTATACCGATAACCGGGTCGTCCCTCTCTGCCTTCTGGCTTTGCATCTGTGCCAGCAGCTCACCAGGGTTATCATACTTGTAAATATCCCTGATGATATGCTCGTCCGGTAAGCCCATCGCCTTAGCGGCCTGTGCCATAGCGAGGTTCGCTATCTCCTGTTTAACGTCCTTGCTCATATAGATATAGCGGATAGTATAATCCCCATCTAAATCGGCTGGAGATATACTTGCCTTGCTACCCTGCCGTCCTACTTCGGCTTTATACCCGCCTGCCCTGTATTGGCCTATCAGCATCTCGGCGGTCTGCTCGTCTATACCGGCTAATGCCTCAAGGAACGGCGATAACTGCTGGTCTCTGATAGCCGACTGTGTAGCGATAGACACGGCGGACAAATCGGTATTTCCCAAATCGACATCGTTAAATCCTGCCTGCTGCATAACGGCGTTTAAACGGCTAACCGCCATTCTGGACGCCATATTCAGGTCGGGAGTCGGCACTATATCGACTTTGTTTCCCTTCGGTATCGGCTGAATACTGCCGGACTTGGAGGGATAGTCGATAGTAGCATCGGTATTTGTCTCTTTCGTCTGCACTACCGGAGGCAGTAAGGACTTCATCATTAAAGACTGCTCGATGCTGGCCTGTCTGTTAGCTTCGTCATACAGCTTGCGGTTCATCTCCAGCACAGACTCGCCCCAGTGCTCCAGATACCCTTCATCCATCAGCATAAAACCGGAGCCTACTACCTGAATGACAATAGGCGGATAACCGAACTTGTGCTCCTTCTGACTGATTAAAGTCTTTTCTGCCCAGACTTCCTCTACTTTGTCGGTATAGATAACCTTGATAGTTACCTCTTCGTCCTTGTCCTCGAATGTAGCCAGACTACCCCGCAGTTTGTTTTCCTTAACATTGTATTCCAGATATAAAGCTTGGCTGTTTCTTTTACCCTCATAGCCACCCCAATTAATTCCATCGGGACCTATTTCATACCTGACGTAGCGAATGTCTAAGGGCAGTATATCGGGAATATATACGCCGTCTTTGGTTACATACGACCAGCTACGCCGGGCACGATCACCCCTGACTACTAGATGATTCGACGCCATGGCTTTAAGACTTGGGATAAACCGTTTCTTTAGTCGGTCATCTGCCATATCGAAGGCATTATTAACAAAGGCCTCTATCTTGCCGGTCTCTTTGTCGTTCATTGCACGGTTGTTCTTGGTGCCCTCGATGACTAATTGCTTCTCCGCTTTAATTAGCTTGCGTGAGACTACCCGTGCTTGATTGGCCGCCAGGTTAAGAGTTAATGATATGGCTCCAGCATCCTTCGGCAGTGATTCACCCGCAGCATTCTTAAGCTCATAGTCATCCATGTAGATTAACTTTTTGTCGGCGTCATATCTCGACCATAGGGCTTTGAAGTATGCTTCCTTCTCGTCGAATAGCTCTAATGTAGTTTTAGCCATTTATCTGCTCCATATTGATTTAGCCTTGTAAGCATCCTTATTAACTTCTACTGTCTCCGGCGTGAAATCTGATAGTATGCCACGCTCCGCAGACATTAAATGAAAGTTTGCTTCGTTATCTATTTTATCCGTCAGTGTTCCGTTATCCTTCTTATAAGCAAAACTAAATTTTTCTCTTAAATAATCTGATAAGTCATTAAAGACATAGATTTTATTTAGCCGGTGCATCCCCTGCACCTTCTGAATCTGGTATGCAGGTGACTGTGAATACTTTGGCTCCTGAATAGGCCAGCCTTGGTTTGCATACCCTTCCCTGATTTGCCCCTCTGTCGTATGATTCCCCCCGGCTCTCTTGATAACGTTGTAGCCTTCGGTAATCCGTTTGAACTCCTGCACGTGGTCGTAGATTGAGCCACCTCCGCCAGGCAACCATTCAGCAAATAAATAGAAATCATTTGTTCCGGGGTTCTGTGCATAGAATACCGCGGCAGGATTGGCTAAACCGAAATCATGTCCTGAATAAACTAACCAGGATTTGTCTATACTGAATCTTGGTATTAAGCAAGTCTTATCATCGAAGGCCGAATAGACAAGCCCTTCCAGCCCAGCCCACTGGCCTAAGACATAGCGTTGGTAGTAAGTACCCGTAAACTCTTTGAGGCGCTCTTTATAATCCGCTGGCAGTGCCTTATTATCGAAAGAGGAAGCCTGATATACTTCCCCCTTTTTATCCCTGAAAAACATCGTATAGAGATAATGAGATGGCGGCCCGGGGTTAGTAGCTGCGAAGATTTGGTGAGGTACATTTATCAAACGAAGACGGCCTTCAAGCATCTTCCAGTCATCTTCTACTGTCTCGATTGCCTCATCGACACCAGCCCAACCCAGATTAAGTGACCCTAGCTTAAGCGGGTCATCCAGCCCACCGAATAGGATTTGTGACTTGTTGTTTAGAGTTACTAAGCCCTCGGATTTGTTATAGTCTGCAATCAGTTCCTTTGGACAGACTAAATCCAAAAAGGTTTTAATAGTGGTCTGCGGCATTGTGGCCCTTGTCTTACGGCATATCAAACCAAAGTTGCCCGGATAGTCTAATGATAATTTTAGTCCCTTAGCACATAAGACAATAGTTTTACCGGCTCCAAAGGCGCCTGAAAACAAAAGTCTAGGTGCCTTGCTCTCCAGGAAGTTCGATTGCTGGGCGCTCACTGGCTCGAAGTAAATTTCCACTGTCGGGGTTTTCAATATATCCTTTACCTACCTGAAACTTAACATTAACGAAGTTTACTACTGTCCCGGTCTCGTAGATATGCTCCATTTTGTTTAACTCAGCTATGGCATTTACCGGGTTATGCAATTTAACCTTAGTAAACAGTGTCCCTGTATTCCCATTCTCATCAAACTTGGTTGCTGATTCTATCCCCGCTATGGCTGCCGTGTTGGGGGAGTCTTTAGTAATTGAGATGTAACCGGAACCATCGAGGCCGGCTTCCTGGTAGTCAGTTAAATTCCCACGTGCTATTTCAGACAAACGTTCCTTGCGTTCCGTGACATCCATAATCTTTGAGGAAGCTACTCTTTCCCTAAGCTCTTGTAATCTTGCTTGAACACTAATCTTTCTTAAGTTTTGGGAAGCAATCACATCTGCATTCTTTTTAGAATAGCCTGCGACAATAGCTGCTTCTGTGCGTTCCCAAGTTTAAAATAGTTAATTACAAATCTCTCTTGCTTCTGTGTTAGTTTCATGAATAACTCCGATAAGAGAGGACTACGCTCTCATCATCTCCTTTTACCCCCTATAGTCCCCCTATTAGTCCTTCTTCTCCCAAGTTACTTCACCTTAAAGGCTTCCAATGGTGCCGAGTAGCCACACATCGGGCATAGTTCTACAGGATATATCTTGGTCAGGTCTAAAGAATAACAATAGCCACATCTGGGGCACCGGCATTTGATTATCATTTCAGCCCTCGAGTGAGCTGTTAATAAGCTGCCCCGGTGGTAAGCCGGAGCAGAAGGAGGATGGTAGCTGTCCGGGAACGTAAGGAGTAACGCCCCGGAAATGAAAGCAGCTTACCTTACTGAAGGGCAGGCTGGTTAGAAAGCTGGTAGCAGCGCCGGTGCTCGCATCCGGTTCTCGGCCTTATGACAGCCGCGACTTACTATCTTGTCCTCGCTGCGATACTCTTACAAACAGAAAGCCGCCCATTTCTGAACGGCTTGAAATTTACGGAGAAAGAGTTTTTAATCGCTCAATTCGGTTTATCGGTGCTTTTTGCGGCACTCATTCGCTTTTTATTATCTCTTTCTCATTTTGGATGGCCTATCGAACTTTCATTTACCTTCGTTTCAGGTGCGGTTGAAATAGTTGTCCCTGTCATTAGTTTACCACAACCTGTAGGGTTGTCAAGTATACAGACACAAGATACAGTAAATATTTATTTTAATGGTATAGATTTATACCTTCTTTTTGCCTTCCAAACAGCATAGGGAGTTAAGCGTCTTCTCCACCCGCTGCAATAATTTAAGGCGTTCTTGGCTGCCCGTGATAGCTGGTAAATATCCATTCCGGCGGCCGCCTCGCTGCGTAGCGTCTCGCCGTCTTCCCCTGTCCGGTCCAACCGTTTTACCAGTTCCGCCCAGACCTCGATGGTAGTCTGATGGGCGGGTGTCAGTGGTGTTGATGTCTGCACGTTCTCGTGAGTATCGATGTAACCGGACTCTTTCAGCGGCCAAATACCATCATAGAGAATGTCCGAGTGTTCCAGCATCCATAGATTTTGAACTCTGCACCAGCATATTTCAGCCTTTTGGAACCACGACCCTTTGGGGTGATAGCAGACAGGTTTTGCCAGAACCTTAATATCTTCCTTAGACCACCGATTATGAAGACAAGAGTCGCAGTCAGATTTCATTCAAATACCTCAAGTTAAAGTTTTTCTTCTCCGTTAGTTCCCATTGTTTTACTTAGACACTCCTGGCATAACTTCAAATTCCCGAATGGTATCAGGTTCGGCTTCGGTTTACCGCAATGAGAGCAGACCGGACGTTCCGGCTTATCGGGTATTAAGGTTTTCATATTCCCTCCTAGTTTATAGACGGTGGTTCTTTTACTTTGTTCATAATCTCATTAAGGTCGTCCGGGAATAACTCATAACAGGAGATTAAACCGGCTTTCATTCTTGCCTCATCATCGTAATAGGGAATCAACTTTGTCTGGATAAGATTCATGACCTGTTGTTTACCATCCTGTACCCCTCTCAGATATTGATTTAATTCATCCATATCTATCCCTCGATTTCCTTTTGAAGTTCAGCCCACTTAAAAGCACTAATTACAAGGGCACTACTCTTAGAATGTCCTCTGCCCTCTGAGCGGTTATTCTCTCGTAGCCATTCCAGCACATTTTTAGCTTGGACTTTGGTGATATGCTTTTCGTAACCAAAATTAACATTCTTCGGCTCAATAAATATATCTAGCTCCTCAAATTCTTCATCCTTCAGTAATATGCTCATTTATTCCTCCAACTTTGAACCAATGGTAACTGATTCTGCCTCGATGATTTGGACTGTAAGCCCTTGAGCCACCATATCACCAATAAATTTATAATCATCGTTAGAAGTGGGGCAGCGAAATACTATTGCACCAACTATAATATGGTCAGGCTTATAACCTACTATTATTCTCATCTATCCCTCCTCGATTTCCTTTTGTAACTCCGACCAGCACGCAGAACATTCACGTTTTAACTTATCGAATCCCCTGTAATGCGGTGGGTTATCACAATTCTCATTCCCCCATTCCAGTATCTTTTTAGCTTTGGCTACAGCTTCTACATCACCATCGGCATACTTAGCGTCATAAGCCTTCCATCTTTCCTCTTCGCTCAGTAATATGCTCATTTAAGACTCCTCTAAATACTTATCATCATCAAGCTGTAAGAGCCACAAATAACTTGCCAATCCTGTTCTAAGCGGGTATTGGCTGACTTCCCCATTATCATCAACGAGATAAACAAAAGCCGTATCAAAATCAAAGGCATACCGATTGCCCTTAGGTAGATATGGTAAGTCAATTTTTAGTTCATATATTCTAAATTCTGATTCCATCTAAGTCTCCTTTAGATATTGTTTCTCATATTTATTGATAATTGCCGATACCTCAGCCCACTTAATTACATCCATAGTTGACTGTTTTCTAATATCCCACCTTAATTTACTGAATATCTCTTGTATCTCTTGTCGATGCCACTTAACATAGCGGTCTGGAGCAAAGTTAGTAGGATTTCTCAATTGTTCATCCATTACTTCATCTCGTTTAATTCCCATAGTTAGACCCCCTTTAGATATTTAGCTTTCTCTCAATGTCATCAATCTCTTTACAGTGCTTACAACCTTTGCCATAGTCCATATCCTTATGCTGCGGATTTAGTCTATAACATAAACCGCAGATTATTGATTTTGTAGTAGTAAATATCTCTTTTTTCTCCTGCTTGTATTCTTCTATTGCAGACTCAAAGCATTTTATACTAGCGTTTAGAAGTTCTATCCCTTTGTCTTTTGATGTGATTTCAGCCTTCAGCTTATCTACTACTTGCTGGTCGGCTTGGAGTTGGGCATCTAGTAAAGAAATAGTAGTATTCCAATTATCTGTACCAACTATAATTCTTGGTTCTATTGTTTTTAGAATCGTCTCATCGCTTATTCTTTCCAGCTTCAATTCTTCCATCTTATTTACTCCTTCCTGTGCCGTTGCAGGTTTTACATTGTGATAATCTAGGTGGACGTGGATTGATTACATTTCCACTTCCGCCACACTCAGGGCAAGGCTCTTTTACTGGCTCTTTAGGATTCGCTTGTGCAAGTAGCGAGACCCTCCTATAAGCACAGCCCTCAGAATCTACCAAGAGCATATCTTGTTGCCCTCTTTCGTATTGCACTTTCTCTGTCTCATTCCAAGATGCTAATGGGAATCCTAACCCGAATTTATTTGGTAGCTTCTGCTCTGCCAGTTTTACATAGCCAAGAGAGGTGAGAGTTTTGAGTAATTGATTACTAAATTGGTAACATTCATCTTTAACTAATCCAGATTCTTTCTTAAAAGGAATGTCATTACCCTTATATTTACCAAATCGCCAGTTCCTTGCCTGAAGTGCTATTGCCTCGATTGCCTCTTTATCTTCCATTGTGTATTACCTCCTAACGAATATATTGGCTAAGTTCTTTCCCTGTGTATTCCTTATCCGTTTCTATATCCAGACGGTATATATCATCAGCATCACCACCGATTGAAATGTATTTGCCACTAGACGACTTAAATGTGAATATGAATTTATAATAACCAGAGAATTTATATTTTTCTTCCTTTGTAGGTTCTGTCATTTTGTTATCCTCTTTAGCTTCTCTATAAGGTTATCAAAGTCTTTACCCAGCTCAATGAATTTCTTCCTGATGTAGCATAGCCAGCATAAAAGGGCTATACATAGGACTCCTATAACGATTAAAATTATTATAGCTGCTGTCATTTTGTTGCCTCCTTAAATTTACTATCAGCAAATTCGGGATAACCGGCATCTGTAAATAGCTTATGCAAATCAGTTATCTCAATTTTTCTATTACTGCCCGCCATATCAATATCGAATTTTAATACAATTATCATACCAGCAAGAAATGATGTGAAAGCCTGTTTTTCAAATAGTTCTGTTAGTGGTAAATGTAAGTCGAGGTCTAACTTACCGTCTTCAACATTGGTAAATTTATGTTTCCATTTGATATTTTTACTTTCAATTAATGTATTCCGCCAATTTAATATAGTTTTCTTTTTCATTTCCTCTTTCTCCTTATTTACTAGGGATAGGGGCTAACTCTATATCACTCTCTACTTCGTTACCCCAACAGTCCCAACCGAAACGCTTACGTCTTGCGAATAACTCAAGACGTGGTTCTGGGCTGATACTTTCGATGAGACTGTAAAATTCTGTTGGTTTTTCTGAATGGCGTTTAGGTAATGTCGCAAATAATACAGTAGGTTTAAACCGTTCTAATGGGAATAAACACTTTTCTTTATACCCAAATAATATTGTTTGAGTTCTATGTATGAAATAATTTCCTATGCCTGACGGTTTTACCCAAGTTATCGGGGCAAGATACTTAAATCCCCACGCTTCCAGAACATCAAAGCCCTGTTTAAGAAATTGGTTGGTAGCCCAAAGCCAAAGATGACAACCGGCTCCCGCAACTTCTCTAACTGGTAAATTTTTAATATCATCTAAATTCATTACGGGATATTCAAGTTCGGAAGCCATTTTATGTTGCTTCCACTTACCGCAGAACGATTGCCCCCACGGCGGGTCAGCTAATATAGTCTGGTATTTCTTATTCATCTTTCTTCTCCTTATTTACTGGGGATAGGGGCTGGTGGTCTTTCTTGTACCGCCACTAGCAGGTAACCCAGGTTACCAAACGGATATTTCTATCTTTATGCTTTTGCACCCCTATCCCTGTCGGCAAGGCTCGGATGCTACGCCAGAACGTTTCCGATGGTTTTTATTAGTGTCTGGACACCTTGCCTGCCTACCAATTTCACCCTAGACTGGAGTTTAACCAGTAGTCTGCGGATTATACGTCCGCTGCTTTCTCGTTAAGCTACTAGGGTTACTCTTGGTAAGCTATTCAGTTGTTAAACCTCCTTTATTTTGACTTTCATTGTCTCCCAGGTCGCCGGTGTGACTATACCAGTCAACACACCACATTTACTCATAATCAGTAACCAGTCTACTTGCTCCGGTGACGCCTTCCCTTTCCCGCTCTTTAGTTCCAGTGCTATAATCTTGTATTTCGCATCGGGATTGAAAGCCAAAACATCCGAAAAACCAACGCCATCGGCTCTGTAGGGCGTCAGGTAAACATCCTTACCGCCCCGTTTTATTCGGGCAATTCCGGTAACTAAAATCTTATAACCTTGAGAATGCAGAAAATCAACGACAATACCCTGTAAATCCTTTTCGAGTAGCATTCCACCATTCTTGCTTTTAATGCCAGCCCTTGCCCTTGGCAATGGCGTTTCCAGTGATTTGGCAGGGTTGTTAACCCCGAATATTTCGGGGTTTTCCTCTTTCAATGCTTCTGGGATTTCAGCCATAGTCTCAAAGTGGATGGTCACGGTTTAACCTTCCTGCTCTTCTTCGCTAGCTGCTCAATCGACAACTGCTCTATCGCTTGCACCACATAAGCCACATCGTGAATCGAGATAGTCAGGTTCCGGTACTCTTTTTGCTTAAGCTCGTTAGCCTTTTTATGGATTTTGATTAGTTTTTCTTCGGTGGCCATGTGACTCCTTTTTTATAAAGCGAATTTATTCAGCCTCAGCGATTAACCAAAACTCTACTTTTTAGGTCTAAAATCCGCAGCTCTATTCAATACCAAAACGCCAATTTCTTTGTCGGTAAATCGAGACACTATACGCTGGCTTTGCTGGTCTAGTTGCATTACGTCCTTATTTGTTGTCAGCACTGTAATCCGTCTCCATCGATATCGTTCGTCAATGATGTGGTCTAATTGCGTCCGCTCCCAATCACTCCCGTATTCCGCTCCCCAGTCATCGAGGACTAACCCCTGAACTTCGCAGAAGATTTTAACCATTGCATCAAGTTCATTGGTTTCCATTTGCCGTTTTAAGAGATTCATAAACCCGGCGACCGAGTAATACCAGGTGTCAATACCGCGTTGCATAAGCCGGATTGTCAGGGCTTCGCATAAATGCGTTTTGCCGTTGCCGGTCCCGCCGTAGCAGAGTAGAAACGGCTTATCGCTCCCTTCGGCTAAATCATGAAAGACTTTATACACATTCTCACAACCGTCACGCTTCCGGAAAGTTGAGAAGGTATGAGCATAACTCGTCAGACCATGAATCAAGAGACTCTTAGTGCCGGACTTATATTTCGCAAACGATTCAGCCATGCAACCCTGGGCCTTACAGAGAACGGTTGTTGAATAGTCAGGATAACCATTAAAACCTAC